GAGTAGAAGGATCTTGTCATATAGCGCAGTCCCACAGATAGGATGAATGTACCTATCCTGAGTCATCTTAATCACCTGAGTGACGTTCTTCAGGTCAATATTTGCGGAGGCTACCGTGAAATCCTTGAAGGATTGCTCCGATATCATTAATACATTAGCGCTCATTATGATGTCTTTTCTACAACTACGTTTCTTTTCCACTCATGCCGGCAGAAAGGAGTTCTTCTACCCGTGTTTGGATTGGTGTACCATCCTCCACAAAGTTGAAAAACGCTATAGCCTAACTGATTGGATATGTTTTGAATCTCTTCTCTGGTAAAGAATAGCCCACTTCCGTAAAGCCTTTCACACAAAGGACGTGATCCGCTCTTTGCTTCCGGTACGTTTGGTCTTTCCTCATAGGAATAAAGCACCTTAAAGGAAGTCACAGGCTGAAGCCTCTTGATTGCCGCTTCTCCTGTACGGGTCACCGATCTAGTAATCAAGCCTTCACGGCTAATCTTCTCTACTAGCACCTGGTCATCTATCAAAGTATTGATTCTTGATATTACAGAAGCCTCATCTATGCCTACAGCCTTTGCTATTTGTGGGATAGTTACGGCATCATTTCTTTGAATCTGAGTAATGATCTTTTTCTGCACCTCATTCAATTGGTACTCGGCAAATAAATCCTGCTTAATGAAGTCTTCCATACTTGAGAAGTGCATCTTTGAAGATTCAATTACCTTGAATTTATCCTTAGACACCCCTTTGCCTTCAAACTTTTTAAGGATGTCTGCATCGTGTTCTGAGATTGAACACTCAAGGTGTAGGTGATCAGAGAAAGCAGCAGCAGGTTCTTGATTTATATTCTCAGGAGTCACGATCTCAGTCTTAATAGGTAGACCAATCAAGCCTCTCAATTCATTCACATCCATAGACTCAACTACCTTGGTAGCAATCAATGGAGAAAGGCTGTTTAAAGAGTTGATGATATCCTGTGCGCCTTGGCTTTCTTTCTTCTCGATTGGAGCAAGTCCCAACTTTTCACGGATCTCATCCTGAGTCATGTTGGTAGAAATAATCTGCTCACTAAATTGGAAAGAAATAGGCTCAGTTTTCTTGATCTCAAGTTCTGCTACGATATCATTAAACTTCAAAAGGTAATTCACTACCTCTTCAAGGCTTTGCTGCTTTGCGTTTACATAGGTGTTCTGGAACAACTCAGATGCTTCCCGAAGTTCTGCTCTGCCACCTAATTGACCTTCTGTTTTAACCCCAAAAAGCATAGGGCTAGTCACCTTATGACCCGTGAAAATCTCCTGCTGAACAGTCTTATTCAAAAGGTCAAAGTGCTTGTCTAATTCAGTCCCTGAAAGGTCTACTATTGAAGGCTCATTTTCTTTGCTATCATTGAAAGCAAGCATGAATTTTCCTGCATTCTTAGATCCCGAGAATTTATCCTTGAATTGTCTTTCGATTCGATCCTCTTCCTCCTGGCTTACCTTACCACCATTCAAGTTGATTAACTTACTTGAGAACATTCCATTGTTTATAGTGTTCAGGTGGTATTCACCGATAGAGATATCTAGTTCAATGTAATCGAATGCAGGATAGGTCTCAAAATCAGGTCTTGGATTGACGTTATCATTCTTGATCCAATTGTCCGAAACGTAGAATTCGCTATTGTCTAGGTTCGTTCTAACCTTGTAGTAGTCAACATGGTAAAGTTCTGCAATTTCACCCGTTCCTTTTGTCCAGATTACCTGTAGGTAGTAGCCTCCAAAAATAGATAAATCGGTAACAAGTTTTTTAGTCAACTCATTAAGGCTTTCTTCCTTGGTGTTAATTCGATCAATCAAGCCGAATGCCTTAGCCTTCTGCATTTCATCCTCTGCCTTGACAGTCCACCCATTGCCACAAATGTAGTCTACCTTGCCTGTTATAATAGCGTTATTCTTTGCGCTGTTATTGTAGATCCTTAGAAGGTAGTTAGGGTAGTCATTCTTTTCCCCATAGTAAACGTATTCCTTCCCCTTAACTTCTTTGTAAACGGGTAGAGGCACTTGGTCAAACTTGAATAATTTTATCATGCTGTTGTATAGGTCTTATAAGTACCATTGTAGCCGTTGTATCTTACCACTCCTGTAGTGGATAGATTAGGTGCAGTCAATTCCATTTTCCCTGTGGCAATGATGTCAGCACCGCTTCCCGTTTGGGTTACATAGTACCTCCAAAATCCTACTGTGCTACTTGTAAAGGATGCCTGTAAGATATTGAATTCTGAAGATCTCTGCTTGAAATCGCTCACATCTGTAAGGGTTAAAGTCACCTCCTCCTTTGTTACTTCATGCTGAAATAGAAAGGTGTAGGTATTGCTGCTAGTTTCTCTTTTGTCAAATAGGGTTATATAGATCACACTATTCACCCCCTTCTGAATTATCACCATACCTATAAATAGAAAAAACTAGAATTGTGTACACAAAAAAAACGCCCCCAAAATTGGGAGCGCTTTCACATCTAAACAACAAACCAAATATTTTAGGTAATTGGAATAACTGCTGTCACTTTTGGACAAAGTTCTTTTTCATTACCTGTGAAGGTCAAAGTGTATCCTGATCTATCACCGAAGGCAGTACCTGAAGCACTTCCTCCACCTGTAAGATCCAAACCATTTCCAACACCCAAGAACCAGTTTTCACCATTGTTATCTGTAGCAATTACTGCAAGTCTGTTTTTACCCAAAAGAACAATCTCATTACGGGTATTTACTTGCAATTTGTTAAGAACAATTTCAAGAGTCTGAGCATAGAAAATAGTACCATTCTGCACATTCGTATTCACAGCCTCAGCGAAGTTTGAAGATTCTTTTACAAGATCATACTTGTAGAATCTCTTGGTGGCATCCATAGTCAAAGTAGTAACTACTCCGGCTGCTATGGTTACTGTAGCCAAATCTTCATAAGGTGCAAAATATACGGCTACTAAACCGCCTACACTATCTTTGCAGTCTAGTGTATAATTCTGAGTTAAGGCACAAGGCATATCTGTATATTTTAAAATTTTAAAATAGGGTAGGGGTAAATCCCCTACCCGAATTTATTTAAGGTGCTACGTATTTCTTCCAGAAAACAATCTGATCAGTGAATGCAACCTGTACACCCATTTTGAACTCTACTACGAATCTCATTTCGTCCGCCTCTTTTGCATAGAACAATTCGAATCGATCCTGCTCATTCAAAAGGTCAGTACCTAGGTACATATTAGACATAGAAAGACCTACTAGGTAGTCAGTTCCGTTCAATCCGTTAACACCGATCAACTTCACGTTTGTGCCTGGAATTACTAGTTCCATGTTGGCAGCATCTACAGGATAGTGGAATAGGTTAGCGTTTCTCAAAGCAAGAACATACTCTCTGAAAGTATCATTTCCGCAGAAGATTACTACATCATCCTTGTCCAAAAGTTCAGCAGGAAGTGCAGCGAATACCGCATCTACAGCAGCAATCACAGTAGAAGTAGTCAAGGTTGTAACGTTGGCAGAGTTACCATTGATTGGATCACCTGCACCACCAAAACCTAGGGCATTAATGATAGTAGCAAAGCCATTGAACTTATTCAATTGAGCATTACCTGAAGTAGTATCTCCCTGCCAGATAGCAGTTTCAAGGGCAGCACCGATTCTTGCTACTTTCTGAGCAGAGAATTCAGCAGCATATGCCATGTAGTCATAGGTAGAACCTTCACGCAAAGCCTTCTGAGTGTACTTAGCCTCGAATGCTTTAGGGCAGATGCTTTCCTGTACCTTGATTTTACCTACTGTGATAGTACGCTGAGTGATAGTAGTAGTTCCTGAGGAGTTGAATCCGCAAGTTCCACCAGCCTGGAATACAGCGTCAGTAGTCATGATGTTGATAGTCTCAGCGGATTTTACTCCGACCTGAACGTTACCAAGTGCTTCGATAAGGGAAGCAGTTTTTGCAGAGAAGATGGCTGCAGAAGTCAACTGCAATTCATTCTCCTTCACATAGTTAGTTAATCCTGATAAATCTAGTGCCATTTTTTTATTTGTTTTTTAATTTTTGAAATGCGTTTTGAAGGCTGTTATACCTGTCGTTTTTTTCTACTTTCAACTGCTTTGCAAATTGATTAGGTGCTGTGATTGCTTTATCACTTGGCTCTTTTGCCAAAGACTCAAGTACTACGGCAGACATTTTCACCGCTTCCTCTACGCTACCTGCTTTTTCTTCCATTGCTTTAACTTTTGCAGTCAATTCTTCTACCTTTTTTTCAAGGTCACCCATGGCTTGTTCTACTTTGGCCATTGCTTCATCCTTCTTAGGATCTTCTTCAGCAGGTACTTCAGCAGCAGCCTCAATCTCTACTTCGATCTTAGGCTCTTCTTTCTTTACCTCTGCAATTTTACCTTCCTCAAGTACTACCACGATTTCACCTGACTCAAGTTGATGCTCTCCAACAGGTGCAGGGATTTGTGCCCCATCTTCACCGATTACAAAGATCGAACCCGCCTCAAGATCGTAGGCCACTACTGTGCCGTCCACAAGTTTACCTTCAACAAGTGCGAAGGCTGCCTGCTTTTCTGCCTCTGAGAAAAGTAGTTTTTTGATTTCTACTAGTGCTTCTTTTGCGTTCATAATTGTAAATATTAAATTGATTTTTAATGTTCAATTTGAGAAAGTATCTTGAAGATCTGCTGCATGATCTGCTCCTCCTGAGTTACTACTTTATTGGTCTTCTCATATCGGAAAAGTCCCTCCACAGAAAAGCCTTTGAAAGTACCTGCCTTCACTTCGTTCCATATCTTCTCATTATCAACTTTGAAAGACCCGAACCATGAGCCATTTGAGATATCTTCGAAGCCCTTCGGAGGCATGATGCCTTTTTCCCGATCAATGATGTAGGATTCAAACATGAAGACCCCATCTACCGGAGTGCTATGCTCTACATTTACCTTACTTTGGTAGCCTTTCTTAAAGAATCTCTGAACTATCTTTTTGATCTCGGCAGCAGAGAAAGAAACGTAGTACTCTTCATCCTGATCCCTTCTGTAGACCGGTAGATCAGCCACCATCAAAGGCCCAGTCACGATTCTTTGATCTTGATTCTCGATTGAAAATTCGTTGAAACCTACAGCCCGAAAGTCTTCCTGATTCATTTTGCTTTCTGCCCATCTAAGCATAGGTTCACCACCCCACAAAAGATATGAGATAGTCCCGCAGGCTTCTGTATCTTCAGGGTTGTAGTACTCGGCAGCCCTGCTTAGGTAGGAGTATGTTCTTCGGATGGTCTC